TATCTTTTAGAGCAACGCGTATTTTAAATGCCGACTTTATTAGCAAAAAAAATACGAGCGCTTCCTCCTAAAAGGAGGATAAACTAAATTCTATGTAATGGGTTTATTATGTCAAAATGACGTCCCGCCACGCAATCGCAACACCAAATGCAACGTAGATTCTTTTTGAATGTTGTAATCCGACAACGTGTGTGAATCTTCCAATTGCTTTCCAGCAAAAATGAGACGTTGTTGGTCGGGTGGAATACCTTCTTTGTCTTGTATTTTTTGTTTTACTGCCTCAATTGTTTGATTGGGTTCGATTTCCAATGTAATGGTTTTACCAGTCAATGTTTTTACAAAAATTTGCATGTATATACTTTATATTTATTTTTTATTCTACCGCCGCCATTACTAAGTATTGTATTCTACATGTCCATTTAGAATATCTGAAAACGAGCCATGTTGAATCCCCATTTTAGGTTTAAAAATAAACCAATTGCTTATAGATTGCAACCGGTTCCAGTATTGGTCCACGGCGTAATAACAGTGAAGTTCGTAGTTGTTTTCTAACAATGCACAACTTTCTCTAAAATTGTTTAGCAAAGTAGGGGCGAATTGTCTTGAAACAAGATACCCCGACGTTGTTGTCGCATAAATCACTTTATTCAAAAACGAATAATCGCTGTCGACGATTTCAATTTCACTTCCAGACAACATACAAACATCATAGTTGACATTGTAATCCACCAGGGCATGCAATCCTCGCTGTATTTCTTTGGGGGACACGGTAAAGACGAAATCATCCTCAAAAATCAAACAATTTTTATAAGGACTTTCCAAAAATGTTTCCAAACAACGTACATGACTTTTGCAGCATCCCAAATGTCCGCGTTCCGGTTCATATGTGGCGGATATTCGAACAATTCGGTTGAGAGGCAAATTCAATTTCTTCATTTCCTCCAAAAAATTCTTTTTGCGGTCTTCTCGATGGTCCAAATTTATCCAATAAACAACATCAACCACATCATCAATCTTTGCTACAGAATTGGTCATTTCTTCTTTGACGGAGAACAAATATATGGCCAACAACAACAACACGATAGAAATCAATACAACGTCATGAAACTGTACCACCCACTTCATAATTTATATGTATAATATATATTATTATATATATACTATGATTCTTGCACCCAATTTTTTGAACATGGGAGGATTTTTTCAGTCGAAACAAATCGGTGGCACTACGAGGAAGCGTCTCAAACGGAGGAATTGTACTAAAAAAAGAAAATATATTAAAAAAGGAAAAACCAATTTGAACACTTAAAAATCGCTTGACAAATCAAATTGAGAATCGCTGGTTTTGTTGGAGAGTGCGTACATGGAATTTGTCCGTTCAAAAAAGTTGACTTTGGAATCAATACTAATCAGTTCCATGAAATCAAACGGATTGTTGACATTGTATTTTTTATCGTATCCCAATTGAACAATCAATCGGTCGGCTACAAATTCAATGTATTGACACATCAACGCCGAATTCATACCAATCAATTTGCAAGGAATGGAATCGGAAATGAAACGTTTTTCGATTTCGACCGCCTCTCCCACGATTTTGTATAATTTTTGTTTCGACAATTTTCTCTGCAATTTGGAATATAGCAAAATAGCAAATTCACAATGCAACGCCTCGTCTCGGGAGATGAATTCGTTGGAGAGAGTCAACCCCGGCATCAATCCGCGTTTTTTGAGCCAATAAATGCTGGCAAACGAGGAACTGAAAAAAATACCTTCGACTACGGCAAATGCCACCAGACGTGTAGAAAACGTCGTTTTTTTGTCGTGAATCCATTCTTGTGCCCAATCCGCTTTTGCCTTGATGCATGGATATGTACGGATGGCATTGAACAATTTCATTTTTTCTTCTTGGTTGTCAATGTACGTTTCTATCAATAAACTGTACATTTCCGAATGAATGTTTTCCATGAAAATTTGCATTCCGTAAAAGGCGCGTATTTCCGACACTTGGACTTCTCCCATGAAACGTGAAGCCAAATTCTCCATGACAATTCCATCTGACGCGGCAAAAAACGCCAAGATAGACGAAATAAAGTAGCGCTCGTCACTCGTTAAACGTTCACTCCAATCAATGAGGTCTTTCGACAAATCGATTTCTTCCGCACGCCAAAAAGAATCCAATTGCTTTTTGTACATTGTCCAAACATCTTGGTGTTTTACTGGGAACATAACAAAGCGGTTTTCGTCAGGAAGCAAAATTGGTTCATTCTTGTCCGTCATGGGGGTATCTCTCTAAATAATATAGTGCCTCGATTTTAAATCCTTTTGTATGTGTATTTACAACTTCAACAGCAATCAATCACTATAGTGGTAGGTAGACACAAGTACTGCATGAACTAGTGCGAAAGACGACAAAACAATTCAGAAAAACATCTTCGAATAGTATAAACCATGTTGACACACATTTGCAGCCATGGACGCATTTGTCCATTCCAATCCAAACAGTCTCCGATGGGGCAGGGTCATCGTCTCTTGACGAATGAAGCGAAGGAACTGAACACTATACATGAACACATGTTGAAATGGAGAGAGTTGAAAACAATCGAATCGGGTGCGTTTATTTTTATTCCACCACCAACAATAAATTCGAATTGTCGAACTGCAGTAGAACAATTGTTTGTGGTTTGGAGACAAGCTGATACATGGTACAATGTTGACGAGCGTGTGTGGGGCATTAAAACCTGGCTTTAGAGTAAGTAACATGAAAACTGAAATATCGTCGTTGAACAAGGAAAAGAAAGCAAGAAAGCAGAAGAAACAAAACGAAAAGGAAATACTGCATGATTTTTATTGTTCAATGAGTTCAGTAGAACCAACAACAACCAATGAAAAACAATTGAAACATCAATCGCGACATCCTTTCACCACACCCAAAAATGCGAATCAAGAACATTTGTTGCGTATATTGAATGACAGAAGTAAAAAAATCGTTTTTGTTACTGGCCCCGCTGGTACAGGAAAGACGCTGTTTGCCACCGAAACGGGAATTCAATATTGGTTGTCCGGAACTTACAAAAAAATGGTATTTACGCGCCCAAATATCAGTGTAGACGAAGAACTGGGATATCTCCCGGGAACACTGGAGGAAAAATTGGGACCCTACGTAAGACCCATCTATGATGTTTTGTACAATTATGTAGAACCACACAATGTTTCTTTGATGATTGAAGACAAAACGTTTGAAATTTCCCCTTTGGGGTTCATGCGCGGTCGAACATTCAAAAATACATGGATTGTCGCCGATGAAATGCAGAATGCGACCATTTCGCAAATGAAGATGTTGTTGACGCGTATTGGTGAGAATAGTAAATTAATCATTACTGGCGATTTGGAACAATCGGACATTGGTCATGAAAATGGATTGAAAGATTTTTTGAAAAAATGGACGACACCGTCGCAAAATATGATTCATCTTCAGTTCACTCATGGAGATGTTTTAAGAGAGTCGGTTGTTCAAGAAATATTAGATATATACAATGCGTAAAGCAAGAAAACGAGTTATTGTAATATCTATTTGTATATATTATATATTACAATGACAATGAGCAGACCCAGAAATTTAGGAATTATTTTGTTGGTAACTATCGTGTTGTTGTCAATCGGTGCTTCGTTGTATTTCTCCAAATTTGAAGGGTTGGTTACCATCCATCCCATGGTTACCCGTCCCATTCTCCCGACGACAAAATCGACGACTCTTGGACCTTTTATATTTTGGTAATAAATTTGTATCCTTTGAGCGTTTTTTTTCGTTCCAGTGTGGCATTGTCGCGATGAATGGCATCGTGACACTGAGAACACACGGCGGCCAAATTGGCAACGTGGTGTTTGTGTATAGGCAAGGGAGGATTTGCGTGGTTGACAAACAAATGCTGAGGGGTCAAATGATGCGTTTCGCTGCTGATTTCTACGCCACAAATTTCACACATTCCGCGTATTTTTTGCGCATTGTAATGAGAGATGGGCGCCGTCAAGGACCCCCCTGTTTGAATGTATTTCTCGCGAAAAAAATAGGCACGGTCAATGAAATCCGGGGGCAAATGAAGAGAACGACACACCAACAATCCATAAAAACTCTCACCGGAACTGTCTTGCAATTGTCGGTCGTACACCAATGTATCCAGAGAAGCATCATACATCACTTTCAAGTGAGAAATTTGGAGATGTCCCGCCTCTCGCAATGAAGCAATTTCATCCATTTTAACGATTTCGTGCAAATGACTGGTGATGAAATAGCACGCTTCCTTTCGATGCAAATATTCTATGGTGCTCGCAGTTATACTCATGGCGGAATCGATTTCACTTCCGCGCGAGATTTCGTCGGCCAACACCAAACTGTTGGCATTGGCCGTGTTCAAAATGACTCGCAATTCCGACATTTCGACGGCAAAGGAACTGAGACCCCGAAACAAATTGTCGGTTCCCACTATACGGGAAAATATGGCACTGTACGGATAATAACAAAAATATTTACAGGGTACATAATTTCCCGATTGGGCCAACACTATACAAATGCCGAGACTCTTGAGCAAACTCGTTTTGCCTGCTGAATTGATACCATACAACAACAAGCCACGTTTGTTGTTGGAATCCAAACAAACGTCGTTCGGGACGTAGACTTCTTGTTTCAATAAATGTTCAATCAGTGCATGACGCATTCCCTTAGCCTCCACATGAGAACGAGTGGATGTCCTTGCGGAAATGGAAGGCCGGCAATAATGGTATTTTTTGCTGGTGTATACTTTGCACAATAGGACATCCAATTTGCCAATGAAATGAGCGGCGAATTGAATCAACGACAACCATTCTATTTCGATTTTGCTGAGAAAGGCATGATAGAAATTGTGAAAATGAGTCTCCAGAGATGCGTCCAATTGTTGAATTTTGCAATTCAATGATTTCAACCAGGGGCACTCAATGGTCTCCCAAGAATCGCTTCCTTTGTGAAACGTAAGCGAAGATATGAGAATCGTCTCGTCTTGCCAAGCAATGGTGTTCATGACATTTTCATGGTCCCCCGGGGCCTTGTCGCTGCGTTTTTTCAAAATATCGCGCAAAATCTGGGCGCGAATTTTTGTGATTTGCAGGGAATACCCATATTTCTCTGTTTTATGAAGACGCACATAAGCAGTCGTGTCTTCGTCGTTGCTACATCGCCGTTTGCCGGCGTGGGAGGACACGGTGGTATTGAACCAATCCACCAATCCATATAGTGTTTTCATGCACGTTTCCTGTTCGGCTTGCAAGGCGGCCAACTCAGGGTAATTCTCGGGTTGCAAGCAATTCTTGTCTTCTTCTATCTTGTTCAAATCAATGTGTCGTCGTACAAACACGGAAAATTCAGAAAACCAGGTATCCAATTGACGAACAGGTTTATCGTCGCTCAAATATTCTAAGACTATAGTGTCTTCTCGCAAACATTCGTGAATTTGTTGGGTATATTCCATAGAACGGTACAGAGAGAGAACCGACGCGGGAGAAAAACGACGCAAAATACATTGTCTCGCCATTTTTTCAAAGTCTTGGATGGACGACATTATTTTGCGGAGAGGAAGCACCATAGAATCTCGTTCGGGGGGACTACTAAAATGATGAATCATGGAGTATTCTCTGTTCAACCACTCTATTTGTCGCGTGGGATGCAACAAGGTCTCTTTGAACCGCCGTTTCCCCATGGCCGTCACGCATTGATTCAACAGAGACAAGACGGCTCCATGACCGTCGTCTCTCGACGATTTGTCGTCGTCGATGATGTTCAATTGTTTCAGTGTATGATTGGCCAATACCAGACGATGATTGCTGTTGTGGAACACTGGAAACGCCATATTTTTCAACGAATCCTTGTTGTGATTGCCAACAAAGTCCAACAACAGACACAAGGATTGAGTTGCCAAGGGATATTGCGAAAATTCATTTGTCATGGCATAAATGTCATCTCCCCATTGACGATTGATGAGATGTTCTTGATACGTCTGTTTCTGCGAATTCTGCATCTTGTCTACGTCGCGTATCACATGAAACAATACGCGAGAAGAAAATAGGTTGGCTACATGCTGCGTCATGTCATTGGTGGTGTTGTCGCATGTAAACAACACTTCGCTGGGTTGATAACATTCTATGCAACTTATCAATTCGTCAAACATTACTGGTACAGTGTAGGGGGCGTCGTATTCGAAAAAGTACGATTGCCCCGTGATGGCGTTGATTGTAGAAATGCCGCAAACGAATTTCTCGTGATTGTGGAGACGGCGTTGAACGTGGCCGACAATGGACATGACGTTGTTGCTCGTTTGTGTCGAAAGTTCGTTCAAATAGGTACCAGGAGAGAATACACCGAGAATGCTGCGTTTTTTTTCTCGTGTGGCGGTGTCGGTGGCGTCTTCTTGTTGATAAACCACGACTGTGTGGCCATGTTCCACGATTTTTTCCACGTACTTGTCTAGGAAATAATCCTTGAACCCGGCCATGAGTATGGGGTATTTCTGTTCGGTATCCCAGAAATGTTTTTTCGTGGCAATCGACAGATTGCAACATTTCGCGAATGATTCTATCGTGTTGTGTGGGTCAATGCTGCAATCTTTGACGCCGTATACTTCGAAAAAAGCACCGCATTGGAACAACAACATACATTGAGACCCATATTTCAAATTATATGTATTTAACAATTTGAAATATTCGGTATAAATAGTTGTTTTCATTCGCTCGATAGAAATGCGTTGTCGAAGGAGGTGTTTAATAGATTAGCGTACTAGTTTTTATATTGCTGAACCGGAACCCTTTTAGAAAATCTACGGATAGATATATACAAAAAGGTCAACAATGTCATTGAGCTACAGTACTTATACCAATGGTGGTTTGGGCAGCGCAGCGGCGTTTGGTACAAATGCGTATGGTGGCGAACACCAAACCAATATTCCAGGTGGAAATTTAATAAATGTTCATCCACCACCAGTCTGCGGTGGGGGGAGACGGCGCAAACGAAAGGGCAACAAAAGCGGTAAGAAAAGTTACAAAAACAAACGTAAAACTACTAGGAATAAAAATACTTTTAAAAACATATACAAATGGTAATGACAGATACTGAACACCAGACAATTTGGAACGAAGAATTCAACCACGAACACAAATCGGAGGAAAAGAAAGTTCGTTCTCTAAACCTACAATCAGTACCGTTGAAAATAAATTTACCGCCATTGAGAACGATTTATGAAATACCGGCGTACACTTTACCGGACGCCGCCGAAGGCGGCGCCCGCGAAGGTATGACCAACAATAATTCCAAGAATGTTAATTTGGAAGACACTATAGGTAAAAGTATAGATGTGGGAAAAGCTTTATTCAACGCAACTCTCGATACATGGAACAAATTGCAACAAAACTTTGGTTACAGTTCGAATTACAAAAATTACCAAGTGTATCAATATATTTACTCCTTTGTCCAGGAGTATTCGGGCACGGACAATGCGTCCATCATTGACACGGACGCGAGTATCATTTATACGTTTATAGTGTTGTTCATGATTATGCCTTTGCTGCTGTATGTGTCGTACAATTGGTATTATTTGTTGTTTTATCAATCCGGAACCACCAAAGAACCAATTGATTTTTCCTTTTTTAAAAAGGGTATGTTGGGTTATTTTACCGAATTCATTATTGCGCCGGTATCGTTGTTGAATTATTTGTTGTTTGATTATATTCCCAATTATGCGGACAAAGAACACAATATTTCACGAATGCAGACACTGAATTTTCTTCTCCTCACATCTTTGATTGTTGTGGTGGCTGCCTTTTATTTTCTCCCCACGGAAGTACCGTTGGCCTGGGTGTTTACGTTTGGAACATGGTTCTTGTTCATTTTGTTCTTGTTGAACACCGGGAGACTATTGATGGCAGCAATTGCGGTAGTGTTGTTGATTGTTTTCATTTCATTGATACAATTTATTACTAGTTTAGAGAATGATTTGTACGAATTGTTGAACAACAATACATGGATATACATCATCGTTTGGGTATATTTTGCCGGATGGGCTTTTTCGTCTTTGATGTCGACGCGTATTTTGTCATTTCTAGGGATTTTGTGTTTGCTGTTGAACATTGCTGTGCGTGGTTTCATTACATATTATTTCATGGATTATGCGTTCTTTTTCATCAATCTTTATTTGTTTGTGATGTCGTTTTTTGGTTATGCGATTTACGAAAAGGAAATGTTGAATTTTGAGAATATAATGCGGTTGGATGAATATATGTTACGACGGGAAACTGAAACTTTGTCGCCAGATTCACAATTGAATATTATTTATTTATGGTTGTCGAAATACTTTGTGAATGGGTGGCACATTATTATTTGTTTCATGTATATCGCCTTTTTCCTTTTTTTCTTTGGGTGTGTCTTGAGCAATACCAAAAACGACATGTTTATTCGTTGGTTTTGCATTGGCCTTTTGTTGCTGTCGTTTATGTTTGTATTGTTTATTATCACTTCTGGCGTCAACCACATATTCAAAGATAAAACTGTGGCTGCTGCTGCTGCTGCTGCTACTGCTGCCCCCGCCCCTGTTCCAGCTCCAGCTGCTGCCCCCGCCCCTGTTCCAGCTCCAGCTGCTGCCCCCGCCCCTGTCCCTGTCCCTTCCCCAACTCCAGCCGCCCCTGCTGATGTTACTGTCCCTCCTCCAGATACTCCTGCTGATGTTACTGTCCCTCCTCCAGATACTCCTCCTCCAGCTACCACCCC